AGAGGAATAAAATCTTTATCCTTTACATGCGCTACAGAAGCTTCTCTTTCATCTTTATGATGCTTCATCTTACGTAAGAGAAAGGCTTTAATAGACATATTTTGAAAGCTATCATACACGGGGTCAATAATATGAGTAGGGATATTTACTACTCCTAATATACCACTTTCAGGATGATCTTTGTGTATAATGTTTTCAAAATATAATTCACCATCAATAAGTAAGTAACGTAAGTATTCCCAGCCTTTATCTTTGAGTTCGTATATATTAATGAACTTCCTAAACTCTTCATTAATCTGCTTTACAACTAATGGGTCATAATCAAATGCATCTCGGAATTTTAAATCAATAATATTACCCATCTCATCTTCACAGAGAAAATCATCACAAATCTCATCTAGTGCATCTGATACCTCAGCAAATGCAGCCATAACTCTATAATCTCTGAGTCGTCGACCTTTATCTACATCTAAATGGGCATACATTAATTGGTTATAAGCTCTATCAGCTAAAAAATTACCAATTGGTTGTTCGGACTCAGGAACTTTGGGAGTTACAATCGAGTGTTTTGATAGAAGATCTTGTCTTAAGCTACCGGATTTATAAAACTCCTTAAATTTAGGGTTCTGTGACTGTACGTCATCAATAATCGCGGCAGGTGACCTGTAAGGTAATGCATTTGAAATAAACTGTTGTAGATTTCTACCGAATGTTGAATTTTTTCCTGTGTCCATATTATTACTGTACTGTTATACCACTTGTCCCTGTTACATCTACTGAAAATATACCGTAACCTGCAGCGTTAATAGCTATAACATCAACTGTCCCTGTGGCTGTAACCGTAGGGAACGCGATACTAAAAGTATTATAGTTATTTATTGTATATGTTGTTATAGGAAACCCACTTATTTCAGGATAATTAGCTGAAATTGAATTTGATGGTGTTGAGTTAGTACTTACTGCAGTGAGTTCGTTATAAAAATTATAGCTAGATAAGGTATATGGTGCGTCAAATAAGTTAACATTATTTGTAGAGCTCAGCATTACACTTGTAATACTATCAAACCCATAACCAGAGAAGGTCTTATTACCAGAAAAATCCTGCAAAAGGGTAGTTCTAAAGTCTCCTGTGAATTGAGGCCTTCCAGAGAGTTCTCTATTATCAAAATTACCACTAAAGCTAGTGACATTAGTTAAATTAGAATTATATAATATAAACTTACTCATACTCAAACCCACTTACTGGTACAAATGTCTGATCAATATTAAAGATATTTGCAACGTTATTGTCTATGTTCTTCTTGAATAGCCATCCCTTGATTGTAAAGCTCGTATTTGCTGATACTCTATAGGGTATTGTACCAGATAGCTCTTTTGGATAGTCTAGCGAGATATCACCGGACCATAAAACTTCAGATCTTATCTCTAAGTCATCTACTAAATTTTGCGATGATGGTATTTTCCAGCTTATAACAATATATGGGTTATTATAAGGAATAAAATTACTTAAAATTTGATCCATGTCTGTTTGGAATCTAGCTAATATATCCATATTGACAGTTATATTAACAGGCAATGGAGTAGGTAAGTGATTTGTATCAAAAGAACCAGTAGTACTGGTTTGAGCTTTAGAGATATAGAAACCTTGTATCTTATTGAATACTCTATCCGGGTCTCTAGATATATTAGACATAGAAACAGAAACAACAGGTAATTTTATATGCTGACTCTTATTTACTAAGTCATGAATGACTCTTTCTTTAGGAGCATATACAAAATTAGCCTGTATACTATCTTCAACAGATCTAGATTTATTATATCTATTGATAATGATACTATTAAAAGCAGAAACAAACTGCTTCATAATATCTTTAATTTCAAAACCGTAATATTGTGTCTTCAATAATAATATTTATCTATTGGTCAACCGTTTTCGCATCGTTTTCTAAAATATACTGGTAGTTCAGTATAAAACAACTCTCTTATTCTTAAGAAATTGGAATCCATGATATAAGTAGTACTATGATCTACCTCTCCACGCGTAGTACGACCACATGCTTGTATTAAGCTAGATAGCATTTGTAGGGTATACCATTTTTCATCCGTTTCTCTTATACATTGTGCTCTCTTATCATTCCAAGGTATGTAAGGTAATTTCATTATCACTTGGAATCTACCTAATTCATCCTTTAGATCAACCCCATAGCACATTGACGGGCTAACTAATACAGTAGGCTCATCAGACTCCATATGCTGCTTGAGTATATGCTCGTTTTTAACCCCAGGCTCTCTAAACAATAACCTATTAGTATATTTCGGATCAATAAAGTTCTTAATGTACTCTGTAATATTATTAGTCTGGGTATGGATTATACCCTTTTCGTTTTTATGATTATCTAATAACCACTCTACTCTATCAACTAGCTTAGGTAATGTACGAACTAGATTCTTTGCATTGAGTGGTGTATCTTTAAATACTAATATAGGGGATAACTTAGGATCAAACGTACTCGGAATATCAATATAGTCATAATTATCACTGCTTATACCCAAACTCTTAACAAAGCTCTTAATACCTACAATAGTAGCAGACATTAAAATAACTTTATCTGCATGATCAAAGACATGTTTACTTAATAGATCAACCTTTAGGGGAGTAAAAGTTATTTCCAATCCATCTTTCTCAACTATATACTTACTCTCTCTATATGTCTTTATAAGAGTCTTAAGTCCTAGATAGATTCTGTAGTATTTTTTATACTCAAATACAAGCTTACTTCTAAAATTAAAGTCATTCTTCTTTTTATTAATATGTTTCTTAACGTCTTGAAGGTATTCCCCTAAGTCGCTATAACAGTTAAATAGACTTTCATACAACTTATTGCGATTGCTATGATACTTAAATAAGATACCTTTCTTTTTAAGGTCTTTGTGAGGTAATACAAACGTAAATTCCTTTACTAGCTCAGATTCAAGTTCAGAGGCTTCATCAAGTACTAAGTATTGACGTCTTTTGAGGTGGTCTTGAAGAGATAAAAATTTACTATAGCTTAAACAACTAAAATTATTTTTAAGAGTATTATCAATCGCGTTATAGTAATAACAACATTTGTTATCTAGACATTTTTTCTTTTGATCTTGAAGATATACACAAGGAGCTGTATCGACTTCGAATTGCTCGTCTATCGCGCAAGTATAATTACCCTTACCTTTTAGTACCTGTGTATCATCGAAAAGCGTTTTATATTGGTCTTGGAGAGTTTTAGTGATAGTAAGAGAATAACAACCATGAGTCTCTTCTCTATATACTAAATCACTATTGATATAGTTACCCTGTATATCAGTCTTATATATATCTCCACTATCTACTAAGTCATTAAACTTCTGAGATGAATTTCTAGCTAAATTAGCAACTGTCTTACTAATAAAACTCTTACCAGTACCAGTCGGTGCTTGAATAATAAGAAATTTCTTAGGAGATCTTAACTTATCATCTATTAAGTCAAAAGCAGATTTCTGTTTATCAGTAGGTTTATAACCTGTAGGGAAATAATCTATCAGCATGATTATATTATAATCACTAGCGTAGAATTATAAAACTTATTTTTCAGGTTTTTCATACAATTCACCATTTTGAACTTATGGATAGGGTCATCATGATGAACAAACTTGTTATGATAGGACATCCTGATTTCTGAGTCAGAAGACTCAATATCGAAAGGATAAGGAAATTCAAACTTCTTGGAATTATTAAAAATAAGTTTGAAGTTAAAATCTTTGAACTCATAAAAAACAAGTTTATCTTTTATAACTGATTTACCACGCAATTGTACGTCTACAGTTTTAAGTAGAATTTGTTTGAGATTGTTCTCTATAAGTTCAAGTTGTATCATGAGTTCATAAATGCTATTTTACCATCAGATGACATTGGCGCGAAACTCTCGTTAAACACTCCCCAGAAATCATCCTCTGTCCATGAGTTAATTAAGTCAACACTATCACAGTTTATAGTCCTCCAGCTTTGCATAAAAACATCCCATGTGATAATTGTATTTTCATTAGCTGTATTATATCGAGGACTCGAACTACTAGGTTTAAAATTTAGAGTAGACCTACCATTTACACTATTGAGTAAATTTAGATTATTACTGCAAATCATTCTCCTAGTTGAAGGTGAGTTAGGTTTAGGAGAACGTCTCAAAAACCTAATCTCACAAACTTTACTATTCAACTCTCCTAGTAAATTAGATCTACTTACTTTCATCTACATCTTCTGGTTCACATACTCCGAATATTCTCTCTTCATTCAAGAAGACACAATCTCTAACAGAGTTTTCAATACCCTTGATTGAAATGTTATCTACTTTAATGCCCTTGTCATCAGGAAAACAAACAATATCACCCGCTTGGGCATATTTACATAAAGGGCCAACTAAAATAACACGCGCTAGTCTCCATGTTTTCTGAACTTGAGCTAATGGAATGTGAATTCCATTACGAACTACTGACTTACCGTCTTCAGATAAATCAACATATTGTACTAATAAGATATCATCTAGTACTTTGTTTAATTTATAGCCATAAAGACTAAATGTATCGTTACTATATGTATCTAGGTTAATAAGACTCTTTTTTGCAGATACATCAAATGCATCTCGTTGGGAATCCGTAAGCTCAATGCCGGATTTATCTAAAGCGTTTTCAAACTCACTCATATTTCTTTGTATTTAGGTTAAACTCTTTGAAATACAAATCTACTTCTCTCTTAGAAATTTCATGAAGGGAAGCACATTTGTCATAATTAGGTTTTTTATCTTCTTTTTTCTTTTTAATATATCTTATAAACTTCTTTTTTAACTTTGGTAAGACGTTAGTAAGAAATTTGTAATGAAACTCTTTATCTAAATTACCATCGCAATGTGTATTAACAGTGTGATTGATTATATAACAAACATCTTTATTGTATTGAGATAAAAAGCGATTAATAATATAAGGACTGTATAAGGTTTGATCAGATATATCTAATTCTTTCTTACTCTTCTCATGAGTAATATTATTAAGAAAGTCAAATATTGTCATACAATAACTTTTGTCGTGGCAATAAACATATCATCTGCCATAGTATAGAATACATCTATAATATTCTTCATAAAGTCATGAGCTTCTTCATCTCTAAGCTTAGTACTAAAAGCAAACGCAGGGGCTTTCTTACCAGCTTCAATG